CAGACCACCTTATTTGCCTGTGAACGCTGGCCCTGATGGGCCTATCGAATATTACTAAGGACAATCATGCCAACGATCAATCAGTTGCCTGTACTCAGCACCGTTTCAAGCGGAGACCAGTTACCCGTTTATTCACCCAACAATGGTGATGCAAGACGCACATCAATCGGAAGTTTGCTGACATTTTTTCAGCAAAGTTTTGCATCGCCAACGCTGTCGGTGAATCTCTATGTGCCTGGCTCTGGGTTCAACATCACTGTTCCAACTCCTGTAAGCCAAGACCAATGGATGCTATTGCAACCCGCTGGAACGCTTGCAACTGGCACAATTACCTTGCCCTTGAATACTGGTGTGCCTGATGGCACTACGGTGCTGATTACGACCACGCAAGAGATTACCTCACTGACGATTGCTCTAAATGGTGCAACAGCTCTTTATGGTGGAGTTACATTTTTAGGCGCAGGAACTGCAACTGCAATTCGTTTCTATCAGCCTACAAACTCTTGGTATCAGATTAACGCTGATGCAGTTTATGGCACAAACGTGCAGGCTTTCTTGGCTGTACCATCAAGTGCCAATCTACGGGCGGCAATGACTGATGAAACTGGTACTGGTTCATTGGTATTTGCAACCACTCCCACATTAGTAACACCAATCATAGGTGCGGCAACAGGAACAAGTCTTAGCACAACAGGCAATCAGGTAATCACAAGCACTGGTAAGCATGGTTATGCTATAGGTTCAGGTGGAACTGTAACGCAACTCACCGACAAATCAACAGCGGTTACATTAAGCAAATCTACAGGTCAAATTACATTGGCTGGTGCGGCATTGGCTGCCTCTACAACTGTTAGTTTTACTTTAACTAATACAGTCATTGAAGCTGGCGATATTTTGATAATGAACCATATCAGTGGCGGCACAGCTGGTTCGTACTTATTAAATGCACAATCAGCCGCAGGGTCAGCAAGTATTAACGTGCGTAATATTTCTTTGGGTTCGTTATCTGAAGCGATTGTTATTGCGTTTGCAGTGATTAAAGCTGTGAGTGCATAATGGCAAGCAAGCCCAAGTCATCAGTCAATGCGGCTGGCAACTATACTAAGCCAACCATGCGAAAAGCCTTATTTGAAAAAATAAAGGCAGGGACAAAGGGCGGTGACCCAAACGAATGGTCAGCCCGAAAAGCCCAACTGTTGGCGGTAGAGTATAAGAAAAAGGGTGGTGGCTATAAATGAAAGCCACACAAAAAAGCCTCAAAGATTGGTCAAGTCAAAACTGGCGCACCAAGTCGGGAAAGCCATCGTCTGAAACAGGCGAAAGGTATCTGCCTGAAAAGGCAATTAAGGCACTGACAGCGGCTGAGTATGCGGCAACTACAAGGGCAAAGCGTGAGGCTACTAAGGCTGGAAAACAGTTTGCCAAGCAGCCTAAAAAGATTGCTGAAAAGATCAAGGGGTTCAGATGAAAAGCCCAGCCTATGCAAGAAAAGAAGGTCAGAATCCTAAAGGCGGATTGAACGCCAAGGGAAGGGCTGCGGCAAAGGCCGAGGGCATGAATCTGAAGCCTCCTGTCAAATCTGGTGATAATCCTAGAAGAGCATCATTCTTGGCTCGCATGGCTGGCAACGCTGGCCCTGAATACAAAGATGGTGAACCCACTCGATTACTGTTAAGTCTAAGGGCTTGGGGTGCATCATCAAAGGCAGATGCCAAAGCCAAGGCAAAACGCATCTCTGAACGTAATAAGGCCAAGTGATGCAAATCCCTATCCTGAACGGTATTTACACCGACAATACCCCTGAACTGCGTACATCGTACCCAGTGAATCTTGTACCTGTGCCAAAAACATCAGGCATCAGTAATGGGTTTTTACGATCAGGCGATGGGATTATGGCAAATGGCACAGGCCCTGGAGTTGACCGTGGTGGCATCAACTGGCAGGGCAATTTGTATCGGGTGATGGGCACGAAATTGGTTGAGATAAATAGCACAGGCACAGTGACTACATTGGGCGATGTAGGTGGGCCAACAAGTCAACTTGTGACCTTTGATTACAGTTTTGATTTATTAGCAATAGCATCTGGTGGGAGGCTGTATTACTGGAACGGCACAACGCTAACCCAAGTGACCGACCCTGACCTTGGCATAGTTCTTGACTTTTGCTGGGTAGATGGTTACTTTATGACCACAGACGGGGAGTTCTTAATTGTCACCGAGTTGACTAATCCATTGCTTGTGAATCCGTTGAAGTACGGTAGTTCAGAGGTTGACCCTGACCCTATAGTTGCTCTTTTGAAACTACGTAACGAGGTCTATGCGCTGAATCGCAACACGATTGAGGTATTCGATAACGTAGGCGGGGCGTTGTTCCCGTTTGCTAGGATTGATGGTGCACAGATTCAAAAGGGTGTAGTTGGCACACAAGCTTGTTGCGTATTTATTGAGCGCATTGCTTTTTTAGGTAGTGGGCGAAATGAAGCCCCAAGCATTTACATAGGTGCATCCGCAACAACGCAAAAAGTCAGCACGCAAGAAATTGACAATATCTTGTTGGAATACACTGAAGATCAGTTGGCTTTGGTCAAACTAGAAGCCAGAAACGACAAAAACCATCAGCATCTTTATGTGCATTTGCCTGACCAGACCCTAGTCTATGATGCCGCCGCATCCGAGGCTTTGCAAATACCTGTCTGGTTTATTTTGGTCAGCACCCTAAATGGTCTTGCTCAATATCGCGCAAGAAACATGGTATGGGTTTATGACAAATGGATGGTAGGTGACCCGCAGTCTAGCAATATTGGTTATCTTGTGCAGGATACAGGCCACCACTGGGGTCAGCAAGTCTACTGGCAGTTTGGCACGCTTATTGTCTACAACGAAAGCAATGGGGCAATATTTAACGAGTTGGAATTGGTCAGTCTGACGGGTAGCATTGCACTTGGCAAGAATCCACAAATCAGCACCAGTTATTCATTAGATGGCAAGGCATACAGTCAAGAAAAGTTTATTTCAGTCGGCACGATTGGCAACTTCAAGAGGCGTCTTGCATGGTTTAAGCAGGGACACATGAGGAACTGGCGCATCCAGCGTTTCAGTGGAGACAGTGATGCTCATGTTTCATTTATTCGACTTGAAGCTCAAATTGAGTCATTGGCGTACTGATGGCAACCGCACCCATTTCCCGCAGACTTAATCTGACACGAGATCAGCTTGCGCTTTTTCTTGAAGATCAGCAACAGATTAGACAGTTTGAATTATTGTTTTCGACATTAGATGGGATTGCCAATCAGAATGTTAATGCAGGAGAGGTCTACGCAGGACCAGCAAGTGGAACAGCAACTCCACCTACGTTTAGAGCACTTGTACAATCCGATATACCATCGCAAGCACTCACCAGAACCAACGACACAAATGTGACGCTTACGCTTGGTGGAAACCCAACCAACGCACTGCTTGCGGCAGTATCACTTACACTTGCATGGGCTGGTCAACTTTCCGTTGCTCGTGGTGGAACGGGACAAAATTCATTCACCAATGGTCAGTTATTGATTGGCAACAGTACTGGAAACACCCTTACAAAAGCCACTCTCACGCAAGGAGCAAACATTACCATCACCAACTCGGCCGGAGCAATTACCATTGCAGTAAGCGGGCTTGGTTCAATGGCATTTCAAAATACAGGTGCATCTGGCTCATTCACAACAGTTGATTTAAAAACTGTTACCGTAGTCAATGGCATCATTACCACCATTATTTAAGGAGCACAGCATGAAAGAATTTATGATGATTCCCCGAGGCTTTACTGGCCTACCAATGGATGAGGGGTTCTTGACCACAGCAGAGAATAAAAAGAACTATGCCGTTGCGGTCGCTGACTGGAATTATGGCCCTGAAATGCCCACCAATGAGGCTGGCGCAAATAAGGAATTCTACGCAGGGCTTGCAGAAGCAATGCAATGCGATGAAAAAGACGCAAGACGCAAACATTGCTCCAACTGTGATTATTACGATAACTCATTTATGACTCAAGTCAGAATTGAACGCATCCCAATGGCGGCTTATGACAAGGGCGCAGGTTTTAGGGGTCACTGCGAAAAGCTGAACTTTATTTGTAACGATATGCGGGTTTGTCAGGCTTGGGAAGATGAAGAAGAAGAAGATTGACCTTTTCTAAATTTGTGCGAAAATCAAGCCGCTGAGTTCTGGCATCCAGCGGCCTACCCTAATTAGGAGTTTTGGATGACCGATGGACTGAGAGAAAATCTGACAAAGGTTTTTATGCTACCTACGCCAGCCGTAGAGTGGCTGCTCATGGTCTTTGACGCAATCCAAGTCTTTGATGATGTTGCAGATGGCGACCAAGTAGCACGAGAAGACCTCAATGCGACCATTTGGAACACATTGGTAGGTATCCACCAGAACACATTTTTTATTGGCAATAGCGTGCATTTAACGCCCTTGCTGGCGACAATGATTCTCAAGTGGCAAGCCTCGGACACGGCGGAGCGCAATAAACAAGCAGATGCAAAGTCGTTCGTTTGGCGTGCTGGGTATTACGACTTGATTTTGATGACGGTTTCGCTAGTACATGGGGCTGGATACGCCACAAAGTATGGTCATCATGTGATGGCTTTATATGGCGAAACTTTTGAAGATTACATGAAGGAGTTTGGCAATGCCTGATCCAATAACAGCTCTAGTCGTTGGTGGAAGCCAACTTATCGGAAGTTCAATGCAAGCCAGTGCCGCTGGCGATGCCGCAGGCATCCAAGCTGGTGCAGCCCAACAAGGCATTGAAGAACAACGCAGGCAATTTGACGCACTTCAAACTTTACTTAAACCTTATACAGAGGCGGGTCTGCCCGCATTGGAACAGCAACAGGCTTTCTTGGGTCTCAAAGGGCCAGAGGCAGAACGTGCAGCCATTGAACGTATTAGTGGTGGTGAGCGCTTTCAAGAGTTAACCAGACAGGGCGAAGAGGCATTACTGCAAAGAGCATCAGCCACTGGTGGTCTTCGTGGGGGCAATATTCAAGCAGCATTAGGTCAGTTCCGTCCGCAAGTTCTTAATCAACTGATTGAAGAACAGTATGGTCGTTTGGGCGGCATGACCACTTTAGGCCAACGCTCTGCGGCTGGTGTGGGTGCTGCTGGTATGGAGACTGGTGTTAACGTAGCCAATCTACTGTCCCAGCAAGGCGCAGCAAGAGCTGGTGGCGAACTTGGTGAGGCTAAGGCTTATGGTTCACTCTTCAATCTGCCTGCTCAAATGTTGGGTTTCCAGTATGGCGCAAGCGGTAAGGCTGGCGTAGGCTTTGGGTTCTAAAGGAAAACAACATGGCAACCATCAATCCATTTCAAGGCCCAATCAACTATGCAGTTGATGTGCAAAGCCCATTCGAGGCGGCACTCGGTGGTTTTAAACTTGGTGCTGGCGTAGCAGAAGTTGAAGCGGCAAAAGCTGTAAGAGATCGGGCACAAAAGGCTCAAACTGACTTAACAGCATTATTTGCAAATCCTAATGCAACAAGTGCAGATTACTTTCGCGTATCTGCTTTTTTACCAAAAGACCAAGCGGCAATCGTAACGCAGGGTTTTGAGGCGCAGACTAAAGAACAACAACAAAATACCTTAAAACAAGGCACGCAAGTTTATACAGCTATCAAATCTGGAAATTTACCAGTTGCTGAAATGCAACTTAAAGAACAAGCCATAGCACTTAGAAATGCTGGTAAAGAAAAAGAGGCGCAAGGTTTTGACGATCTTTCAAATCTTATCAGGCTCAACCCAACAGGAGCACAGACAACGATTGCGTTGACTATTGCTGGATTGCCTGGAGGTAAAGATTTTCTCGAAAGCGCAGACAAGGCACTGTCAACGCAGAGGGCTGAATCTCTCCAGCCAAGCGCATTAAAA